TATGGCGCGCTGCTGCGGGCGCGGCTCGGCTACACGCGGCTCGACTCGACGACGTACCGGGTGGCCACGCTGACCATCCCCCTCGTGATCGACGACGTATGGACGGAGGCCCCGTGAAATCAACTGCGCTGACGGCGCTTCACCCAGCCTCCGGGGTCCGGACGGTTGGCGTTCTGCTCCGCCCGGGTTGCCCAACGACAGTTGCCGGGCTCGTAGTTCCCCTTGCCGTCGATGCGGTCGATGGAGTGGTCCTTGCTGGGGCGCTCGCCCATGTCGGCGAGGAAGTTCTCGAAGTCATGCCACCGCGCGCAGACGGTGATACCCCGCGCTCCGTAGCTGGGGTACGAGGCGTTGCCCGGTTCGTAGCACCGTCCCTTCATGGCCGCCCACGTGACGTAGGTGATGGTGCCAGCTTGACCGTGCTTGTAGGACGACGCCTTCTTGCCGGTGTACGAAGCCAACTTGGCGCGGGTCTCCGCCGTGTGCCTGCCGGTGAAGCCGTCGGATCCGGGCTGGTACTGGCCGGAGTTGCGCAAGGTGTGCTTCGCGCAGGTGCAGCCATCGGCGCACTTCAGAGCAGCGCGACGTGCGGCAGAGAACGCGCGGCCCTTCGTGGCTTCGCTGATACGGCGACCCCGTTCCGGGGAGGGCGAGTGGCGTGCGCAAGTGCAGCCCTCCGGGCAGGACTTGCCCACCTTGGAGTGGCGCTTGCAGGTGCAGTTCGGAAGGCACTTCGGCATAGCCCAATGATAGCCAATCGCCCAGTCCTTTATCTCAGCTTTCGGAGGGCCGTATGAAATCCAGCGGGCTCGGGGATGCCCTCTACATCCAGGGCTTCAACGCGAGCGGCGACATCCAGCAGCTCGGCAACATCGGCGGCGGCCCCGCCCTGCTCAACTTCACCGGGATCGACAAGAGCGCCTACGAGCGGCAAGGCGGTCTGCGGTCCGGGCAGTTCGAGATGACCACCTACTTCAACACGGTGGCGGTCACGGGCGGGCTGCACGAGAAGCTGTCCGCGCTGCCGCGTACCGACGTGGTCATGACCTACTGCCGCGGCACCACCCTCGGCGACCCGGCCGCATCGCTGATCGGGAAGCAGGTCAACTACGACCCGACCCGCGGCGACGACGGGATGCTCACCTTCGGGGTGTCCGCGCAGTCCAACGGCTACGGCATCGAGTGGGGTCGGCAGCTCACGGCCGGGGTGCGGACGGACACTGCGGCGACGCTGGGTACGGGTATCGACACCCTCGCCTCGGCGTCGTTCGGCGGGCAGGCCTACTTGCAGGTGTTCGCCCCGTTCACCGGGACCGACGTCACGGTGAAGATCCAGGACTCGGCGGACAATGCGACGTTCGCCGACGTGGCCGGGTTCGCGTTCACGCAGATCACGGGCGGCGCTCCCCTCGCGGAGCGGATCGCGCTGTCGAACACGACGACGATCCGCCGGTATGTGCGGGCGACGACGGTGACCACGGGCGGATTCACGTCGCTCTCCTTCTCGGTGAACGTGATCAAAAACGAGAACGCCGGGGTGACCTTCTGATGGCACTCAACCGAGTCGACCCCCTCATGGCGCCGCAGGCGTACAAGACCTACGCGGTCGTGCAGCCCCTGGCGACGCACTGGCGGCCCGCAACATGCGCGGACATCGACTGCCCGCACTACCTCAACGGCTGGCGAACGCGGATCGAGAACTGCACCCCGGACCTGCTGCACGCGGCGAAGACGTCCGGCCGCCGGTACCGGGAGTTCCGTGTCGCGGAGGGCGAGACCTACCTCATCTTCGAGGCTGGGCAGCCCTGCTTCGCTGCGGCCTCGCACCGCAAGCAGATCGGCCGTGAGCCGCTGTACATCGTCCGCGACGGCGACCACCGGGGCAACCCGCGCGGGACGCGGGCGCGGCAGCACCTGAACCCGCAGCACTGGGTCGACGACTTCGCCACGCACCAGCAGGCGATCGCCGACGAGATCGAGAAGGGGTGAGGTCAGTGCTCCTTCTGGTCGTATCGGCGAAGGTAGGCGACGCACGCCGCCATGTACTCGACGTCCTCGCCGAGGAGCCCGAGCGCACGGTTGCACGCGGCGCAGAGCAGGCCTCGGACGCGGTCCGTGGTGTGGCAGTGGTCGACAGCAAGGCGCACCGCTTGCCCGTCGCGAACGGCCCGCTCCGGTCGCTCGCAGATCGCGCACACGCCGCCCTGCGCTTCGAGCATGGCCGCGTACTCCTCGGGCGTGAGGCGGTAGTTGTCCTGCAACGCGCGGCGCCTCGCCCCCTCCCTAGCGCGCTGGGAGTTCTCGCGGTACCAGCCGCGTGCGCTCTCCGCTTGGCACGCCTTGCAGCGGCTTCGGTAAAGGGGCTGGCCGTCGCGCTGGCCTCGCACGCCGAAGTCGGCAACGGGCTTCATCGCAAGGCACTTGGTGCACGTCTTGGCGGCAATCGTCACGACTCAATTCTAGTCCATCTCTTGGCCAAGCCCGGCACCTTTGCGTGACTGGCAAAACGGACAGAAGGGTGTAAATCATGGCAAAGGCAAGCGGGTTGGGCCAAACCACACTCAGTGTGGACGATAGCGCGGGTACCGCGCGGGCCATCAAGAACGACATCACGAACTGGCAGATGTCCACGCCGCGCGGCGTCCAGGACATCACCGGCGTCGACAAGTCGGCGAACGAGAGGCTGCTGCTCCTGGCGGACGGCAGCGTCACGCTGAACGGGGTCTTCAACGCGGCGGCGAACCAGTCGCACGACGTGTTCAAGACCGTGCCCAGCACGTCGGTGCAGCGCACCGTGACGCAGACCGTCAACGGCGTGACCCTCGCGATGGAGATGATCGCGACGGACTACCAGCTCACCCGCTCCGACTCCGGTGAGCTCACCTTCTCCGTGCCCATGTCGCTGGCTGACGGGAATGTCCCGACTTGGGCATAGGTCCAAGTCGCCACTTACGTCCGCATCAGGAGAGATGAGCATGGGCTACAACGCATCCGTCAGCAAGGTGGTCATCCGCTTCGCCGAGGATCACAAGTACCACGGCGCCGAGGCCACGCTGAAAGGCATGGCCTTCGGCGAGTACACCGCCGCGACCGGACTCGACGGAGGGGACGGAGAGGATGTCGCCGCGAGCATGAAGCGGTTCGCCGGCAACCTGCTCGCCTGGAACCTCGAAGACGGGGAAGGCAAGCCGATCCCCGCGACCGAGGACGGGCTGAAGCAGGTCGACCAGGCGCTGGCCCGTGCCCTGCAAAACGCGTACGTCGAGGCGCTGATCGGGGTGCACGACGCTGACCCTTTGCCGCAGAGCTCGCCCTCTGGCGGGCCGTCCCTGGTGGAGTCCGTGCCGATGGAAGCACTGTCCGAGAGCCTGGCGAGCTGACCCGCGCCCGGTACCTGCTCGGCCTGTTGGAGCGGTTCCCGGGCTACACCCTGACCTCCCTGATGGAGGAGGACACCGAGCTGATGCGCCTCGTCGCGATCGAGGAGCTCGGCGGCGCACGCGACCGGAGGGAGGTGGACGATGTCTGACGCTGTGATCATCAACGTTCGGGTCAATGACCAGACCGTGCAGGGGTTCCGGGATGTCAACGGCCGGCTGCGGACGATGTCTGGGCAGTATGCGCGGGCGGCCGATGATATGCAGCGGTCGTCATCGAAGGCGAACGGGGCGATCACTGGGCTTAAGTCGTCGCTGCTGTCGCTGGCTCCGGCCGCGGTCCCGGTTGCCGCGTCGCTCGCGCCGATCGCCGTGCAGGCGGGCGCGGCGGGGCTGGCGGTGGCGGCGTTCGGCGCGGCAGTTGGCCCGCAGATTTCGAACATGAAGGATGCGACGGCAGCGCAGACGAAGTACACGGATGCGGTCCGGCAGTACGGGCGCGGGTCGCAGCAGGCGGCGCAGGCGCAGGCCGCGGCGGCGCAGGTGATGGGCGCCATGCCGAAGGCCACGCAGAAGGCTGCCGGCGGGCTGATGGTGCTGAAGGACCAGTTCAAGTCCTTCTCCGACAGCACGGCGAAGTTCACGATGGCGCCGGTCGAGAAGAGCTTTGCGGTGGTCGGGGCGATTCTGCCGAAGCTGAAGCCGATGGTGGAGGGGACGGCGACCCAGTTCGACCGGCTGATGACGGTGGCCGGCGGCGGGGTGAACTCGGCTGCGTTCGACGGGCTGTCGAAGAAGGTGTCCGACTTCGCGAACAGCACGCTGAAGGGTGCCACCGACAAGGCGATCCACTTCATGCGGGTCCTGTCGGAGGGCAACGCGTCCGGGCCGATCGCTTCGTTCTTCGAGTACGCGCGGGCGCAGGGCCCCGCGGTCAAGCAGCTCCTGACCAGTGTGGCCGAGGCGGTCACCAACCTGATGGAGGGGGCGTCGCAGGCCGGGCCGGGGATGCTGACGCTGGTCAACGCAATGGCGAAGTTGGTGGCTGCGGTGCCGCCTTCGCTGATCGGCACGCTGCTCCAGGTGTATGCCGCGTTCAAGCTGATCAAGTTGGCCGGGGCGGGAGTCGGCGCGATCGCGGGCGGCTACGCCACCCTGGCCACGAAGATCACCGCGTTGCGGGCGGCTGCGGTCGCTGCGGGCGGCGGCATCACGGGAATGACGACTGCGCTCGGCACCCTGTCCACGGGCGGCAAGGCGGCGCTGGCGCTCGGTGTGGTCGGGGCGCTGTCGCTGGCCATGCACAAGCTGTCCGACGAGGATGCGACCGTCGCTGTCGACGGCCTCGCCACTAGCCTCAACGCCCTGGCCACGTCCGGCAAGGTGACGGGTGAACTGTCTGCGCACTTCAGCGACATGCAGGACAGCATCGCCATGGTGTCGAAGAGCGCCAGCGACAACAAGATCCTCACCATGGTCAGCGACTTCGGGTCGTGGATCGGGATCGCCACTGGGCCCGGGATCTCCGAGGCGAAGGAAAACGTCGCGGCCTGGGACAAGGTGATGGCGGACAACGTCCGCTCCGGCCACACCAAGGAAGCGGCCGCCCAGTACGAGATCTTGAAAAAGGCGTGGATCGCTGGCGGCGGCGACCTGAAGGAGTTGCGGGAGGCCACCACCGGCTACAAGGGCGCGCTGGCTGACGCGAAGTTTGAGCAACAGTACGCCGCCGAGAGCATGGGCATTTTCGGGCAGGCGGCGCAGGCGGCTCAGGCGAAGTTGGATGCGCAGAAGCAGAGCGCGGATGGTCTGCGTGCCAGCATCCTTGCGCTGAACGATGTGAACCGGTCGGCGTTCGACGCGGAGACGAGGTTCGAAGAGTCC